ACTCGTTCATTGTACGCTTCTACACTCGCTTTGATTTCCTCGTTGCTTTGCTTCGCCTGCTCGCTTAATCGTTTCTCCATTGCTAACATACTCTGATTCATTTCTTGCGCCATAACGCTGTACTGTTCCTGTAATTGCTTTTTAATGTGGAATGGCACTAAGTCCGTTTCCGCAGCCTCTTCTTGAATTATATCCGGATTAACCTTCTCAATTTGCTGCGCAATCATCTTCGCTGCCTTTTCTAGCGTCATACCGTCATGCTTGCTCAGCTCAATCAATTTCTCAATAACCATAATGTCATTGTCTGTGTATTGGCGTCTGCCACGATTATCTTTCTTTACTGTGAATTTCTCCCGATGCAATACCTCCATGTACTTTCTAAGGGTGCTATCACTTATTCCTAGTCGTTTATATACTTCACTAGCAGAATAAACAATTTCGTCCGTCATAACGTCACAACACCTCCTAGTGACAGTATTCCATGATGGTTAAGGAATTCCTGCAAAGAAAAAAGCCCTCTTTTATTAACAGAGGGCCTTAATTTTCCTTAGATTGTTCTAAACGTGATTGCAGTTGCTCAATTTCTTTTTCAAACTGTAATAACTGCTCGTTTTTCTCTTTTAGTTCTTTTTTTAACTCAGGAACTTGTTTCTTTAGTTCCTTTAAGCTTTCTTGGTTATCTTTTAGCCATTGGAATTGTTCAGTTATATCGTTTATAACTTCTTTTCGGTTATTATGTCCAATTACCACAATTACGAATCCTAACGCTATAACGCTTGCGACTGTACTTATAAATTCCAAATTCCCTTTTCCTATATCTTCAATAAATTTCATGTTCGGAAATACGATAACTCCATAAATAGCCGAAAAATGCATATACATTACTAGCTTTATTTTTCTAGATTCTGTGTTTACAAACCGATTATTTTTAACATCAATCTTTATAAAGTAGTCACTCAATGTTAAACAAAATCCGGCTATAGAAATACCAGTTACTAAAGCAGGTGGTAGTATTGCACCGCCTAAAAGATAGGCAACTCCTAAAGCTACTATTGATACCCCCATGCATATAGTTACTAATTCCATCGTAGTTGACCAATTTGATTTCATAAACATTCGCCCTTCCAATTTTCATCTAACTTTCTACAATAAGAATATCATTGAATTGCGGTATTATGTTGCATTATATTAACCTCAAAACTTCAAAATTATATTGCCTTAGCAATCTCAACAAGCAGCCTCATAAATAAAGGAATCATTTGAACTACTATATAACCAATCCCTGCACGACTTATTAGCGAGAATCCCCGTTCCTGGCTACCTACCATAATGAACAGCCCACCGCATAACGCTACAACGGATGCAATTGGATAGGATACTGCTTTAATCAAGAAGATAACTGGTTCAAATGCATTTACAATACGATTGTATAATTGACCATCTATATAATTCTTTATTGTTCCATCGTTGGATTGCACATCTTTAAATCCTTCATTCACATCTGGATTATTTCCATCAGCAAAAACATGAGGAATATCTATAAGATTATTGAATATAATTACACTGCCAATCATAATTCCTACTCGCGCCGCCACGGGTGCGTATTTTTTTGCTTTCTTTTTGAACAATCTCCACTTTTTCTTTGCCCCATAGTTACCATCCATAAAATCCTTGATGCTCATTGTCTCAGTTGCCATATGGACCATCTCCTTATTGTTAATGGAAATCAGTAACCGTAAATATGTTACAATCCAATCCCTCGCAAAGCTTCTGAAGTTGTTTTCTTCTATATTCTGTCGTGGTGTACCAAATAAACTTGGGCGACTTCTCAAATACATTGCATTCCATCAATTTGCGATACTTCTGCATCTTGATGCGGTTTGCACTCATCTTTTGCTCATGATCCACCTCTACAATGTGATAACGGCCATTGTCTGTGAAAAGTGCATCTGCAATTATAGAAACGATACCTTTTACATTCATCTTTACTTCCTGTTTCCACGTCTTCGGGCATTCGTAAGCAATGTAGATGTCGTTCCTCATAATGTAATGGCGAAATTGGTTCGAACGTTTGAGTATTTTCTTACTTCCGATACGCTCTCGCCCCTCCTTGTTGAGATAATAAACTTTTTCTCCATCCCTAAAGCTAGACACATATTCTTCAATACCCTTCATTACACGAGAAGCATTCCTATCACCACCAAGATCATGAAGTACTTGTAATTGCTTCCTACTTAAAAATCCCAACTTCTTCAAGCTCAAGAGTATGGACTCGGTTCTCGCTTCCTTTATGGCTAACTTTTGCATCTTCATGCTCCTTCCTCGCTCTAATGTTGATGTGTGGCTTTATGATGTTATCAATCTGCTTATTATCGATATAAACCGTCTGAAGGACCTTTTTCTCGTTTGTTTGGTATATAGCCCTTCCTTTTATGTTAGGAAGGCTCTCTGCGCCACCCTCATCTAATACAGCACGGCTCCCTGCTTCTGTCTGTAATCTAAAGCAAACACGAGCGCCAATGTTTTGACGCAGTTGTGACGGCATAGCGCTATTCGTCGGATATTGGGTTGCATATATTAAACGGAATCCAGCCGCCCTGCCACGACGACCTATATCAACAATAATGTCCTGGCACTCCTGGTATGGCGCTATATCGGCTGCTTCATCCACGATGACAAAGTATCGTACTGGATCCCCAGCTTCT